TTCCGAACCCGGACAACAAACCATGTGTTGACCATATCGACGGTGACAAATCGAATAATAGGGCGGACAATTTGCGTTGGGTTACAACCAAAGAAAATTGTAATAATCCAATAACAAAATCCCGCTTACATAAAAAGATTGGCGTATATATGACGGGGCGATTAGGCGGATTGCACCAACGAGCGAAAGAAATTGCGATGTATTCCGCTTGTGGCGATTTAATAAAAACCTTTTTATCCGTAAAAGATGCACAACGGGAAACGGGTTTGAATGATAGTAATATTATTAAATGTTGCAAGGGAATAAAAAAGACTTGCGGCGGTTATATTTGGGCTTATGTATAGACTTAAAGAAATACAGGACGCATTATTGCACGTCGTCGGGTGGGAACAATCATACGACCCGGCAAAGGCGATAGACGACAATTTAACGCAGACGGAAAGCGGTTTGACGTTTCAAGGAGCGCACCCCCTTGTTACTTTGGATAATGTCCGGGCAATCGTCCCGGATGATTTCGTTTTTCAATATCCGGTTTGGAATATGATACCGGAATACAAAGCCGGGGCAAAGGTTCGCCACAACAACAAAGTTTGGATTGCCGCACGGGACAACCAAAACGAGGAACCGACCGAAAGCGATTTTAACGACGATTACAACGACGATTACGGCAACCCATATTGGCAACCGTACAATTTCATTTCCGATTATTTGGAGCGGTTGACCCGTAACGGTATTGCGCAAATGGTACAAACATTCACGCAATTAAAGGGATTGGATAAGGAAACAAAGAACCTGTTGGAGCGGCGCACGTTCTTTGACGGTGCGGGACGTATCCGGGCGACTTTGCCGAATAATCATAAATTAGTCGGGTTTGAAATTGTCCCGGTTCGTTCTATGGGCGTAACAATGAAAATCGAGCAAATCGGGTTGCAAATGACGGGCGCAACCGGGGTTGTTCGTATGTATCTTTTCCATTCGTCCCAAATTGACCCGATAAAGACGTTTGATTTGAATTTTACGCAGACAAACGGCGGTTTTCAATGGTTCCCGTTGAAAGATTGTTATTTGCCGTATATCAGTACCGGAAACAACGCCGGGGGGTCGTGGTTCCTTTGTTACAACCAAAACGATTTGCCCGCCGGGATGCAGGCAATTAACATGACAAAGGATTGGAGCCGGGAGCCGTGCGGGACGTGTACGGGTTACGTCGATTTGGAGCGTTGGCGGGAAATAACCAAGTATTTACAGGTATCCCCGTTTATGATGAACGCCCCGGAAACATTCGACGAATACCCGGAGTTGTGGGATATTGCGTTGACGATGTACACCAATACGCAGAATTACGGGTTGAATTGCGAAATAACCGTTGGTTGCGACCTAACGGATTTTATCATTAAGGAAAGGCAAATTTTCCAAACGGTTATCCAACGACAGGTCGCCGCAATCATGTTGCGCACGTTGGCAATGAACCCCGATGTTAAGGTAAACCGGAACCAAGTAAACGCAACCCGGTTGGAAATTCTTTACGAATTGGACGGCAACGTTGAGGGTCGCCCCGGCGGTTTGGGTTATGACCTTAAAAAAGCATACGAGGCATTGCGGTTGGATACGCAGGGTATCGACCGTATTTGCCTTACTTGTAATAACCACGGTGTAAAATACCGGACAACGTAAGATTATGGCGGGGTTAAAGTCAATACAGGATTTACGCAACCGGGTTGCCACGTTCAACAACGGGTTATCGTCCGGCGCATACATTCAACAAATCATTTGGGACAATGACGCCTATATTGTTGATATGAATGCCGAGGAACAATTGTTTGAACAAGGTATTAACCGTTTGGGCGTGGATATTATGGATTACGCCCCGTATTCGCCGTTGACGATAGCCATAAAGGAGGAAAAGGGACAACCGACAAACCGGGTAACGTTACGGGATACCGGAGATTTTGAAGCGTCGTTTTTTTTGGAAGTCGGCGACAAACAGTTTGAAATAAAAGCGTCGGATTTCAAAACGGAGGACTTAATAAAAAAGTACGGGCGGCAAATATTGGGATTGACGGACGAAAATATTGCGGCGTTGATTTGGCAATATATATTCCCGGACTTAATGAAGAAAGCAAAAAACGTATTATATGGCAACGAATAAGAGAACAACCCCTATAATTCCCAACCCGGTTTTAATCGACCGGGTTTTGGGGAACATACAAACCGGGTTAATGGATAACGTCGATTGGTTGGATATCGCATTTGGGCGGGCGCAACGTATCGCCAAAGTGATACAGGGCAAACGCTATTATACCCCGAACGTATATGCGGGCGGGACGGAATGGAGAGGCGACAATGATTATATCGACGTTTCCCCGGATGCCAATATTGGCAATTTTTCGTTCTTTTGGATAGACGACCCGCAAACGGTCGGTTGGGTTCCCAAAGAGCAAAGCGAGATTAAAGCCCCGTTTTCCCTTATTGTTTGGTTCGATTTGCGCAAGGTTTACCCCGGTCAACTCAACAACCGGAATACCGAGGCATTGAAGAACGAAATATTGACTGTCCTAAATGGCGGTTTTTGGCTGAAAGACGGGACGATTGTAATAAACCGGATTTATGAGTTGGCGGAAAACGTGTACCGTGGGTTTACGTTGGACGAAATAGATAATCAATTTTTAATGCACCCGTTCGGCGGTTTTCGCTTTGAGGGTGTATTGTCAGTTAATCAACCTTGTAACATTTAACGATATGGTAACTTTCATTATTTGGGTTTTGGTCGTGGCAACCGTGGCGGCGTTCCTGTTGACCCTGTTAAAAAAGTGGGGCGTTATTGAGTACGTCCAAGTTCACGGCAACGACTTTTTTGTTAAGATGTTCAATTGCGGCTTTTGCTTATCATGGTGGGCGGGGGTCGTTTTGTCCGTCCTGTTTGCTATATGCACCGGGAACCCGGCGTTGTTGTTGGTTCCCTTTTGTTCAACCATGATAACACGTTATTTGCTATGAAAACGGTTAAGATAGGGGAATATACGGTTGAGATATACGACGCAATCGACGAATTACCGATGTTGCGTTTCCATAAATACAATAAAATGTTGTTGGTTGATGCCGGGATTGGTTCGGATTTACAGGATTTCGACACGCATATTGAAAAGGCAATGAGATACGCCCGGAGTAAAACCCCCGAATTGGCGGCAATCGAATTGGATAATATGCGGCAAAACGTGTATTTCATTCAAACCGGAATAAGCCCAAAGCATTTGGCGTTTGCCGTGTTGGTTAAATCAATCGACGGGGAACCGTACAACGATTTATCCGACGATGGATTGCAAAAGGTCGTCGATATGTTCGGCGATGTTCCCGTTAAAGAGTTGACCGCCCAAATGGAAGCGGTCAAAAAAAAAATAGATGAAGAATTGCAAATGTATTTCCCCCGGTTGTTCGACGATGCGACGGTTAAAGAGTATTACGACGAATTGCGCAACCGCACAATGTTAATGTTGGATGCGATTATAAACGGCGATACAGAGGACAAACGGGCGGAAATTGATAAAATAACGACGATGTTGTTGTTGTACAATCGCCCGGTTGTTTTTAGTGGTTCCGATAACATGGAAATTCAGTACGATAAACAGTTTGAAAATATGTGTTTAACCATATCCCAACATTTACACGTACCGGAGCCAAAGAAATACACCGTTTTAGAGTATTACAACGCATTTGAGCGGATAAAGGAGTTGTTGAAACCAACCAAAAATAAAAACGGCGTCAAATAAGGCGATTTGCGGCGTTGTTTTTCTTTGGTTGATTAACTACATGGAAAAGAAAAGATAATTTAATACGGGGCAGATTGCCCGCAAATAACGTTAAGTATGGCAGATAATAACAACCCTATAAAATATAGCGACCTTGTAAGCCCGGACGATTCGATTACAAAGTTGATTAATCAGTTAGACCAACTTTCCGACGCCTATATAAACACTCTAAAAAATATAAAGAGTGAGGCGATAACGGTTAAGGCTGCATTGGAGGGCGTAAGCGGGGCGACCGAAAACGGACGTAAAACAATCCGGGGGGCGTCCGCCGATACCGACAAATTGACACGGGCGGCAAAGAATTTGGCGTTTGCGGAAAGCGAGAACGCAAAACGGTTGGCGGAATTGAAGCAAGCGCAAAAAGAGGCGAACGAATTAAACAAGTTGACAACCCGGTTGAACCAATCCGCCGAGGGTTCATATAATCGTTTGTCCGCTCAATACTCAATCAATAAAATATACCTCAATAATATGACGGTTGAGGAAAGGGAGGCGACCGAGGAGGGGCGCAAATTGGTTGCCGAAACAAAAGCGATTTACGAGGAAATGAAACGGTTGCAGGAAGCGACCGGGAAAACGTCGTTAAACGTGGGTAACTATTCCGATGCCGCCAAAGGTTTGACGACCCAAATAGAGAACCAAACGAAACAATTAGCATTGTTACGATTGGAGGGCAAACAAGGAACCGCCGAATATCAGCAATTGAGCAAAGAAACCGCAATATTACGGAATGCGGTCAAGGATGCAACCGACGAGATTACCCGCATGGCGTCCGATACGTCCAATTTGGACGCCGTGTTAGGTTTGGCGGCTGGTGCGTCCGGTGGGTTCGCCGCATATACCGGGGCAATGGAGTTGTTCGGGGCGGAAAGTGAGGATGTGCAAGAAGCACAAAAAAAATTACAAGCGGCAATTGCCATTACAACCGGGGTTCAAGCCATACAAAACGCAGTACAAAAACAATCCGCAATCATGTTGGGTATTTCCCGGCTACAAATGGCAGCATTGAGCAAAGCGCAGGTTTATAACCGCCTTGTTACCATGCAGGGAACAAAGGCAACGTTGGCGGCGACCATTGCGCAAAAGGCTTTCAATCTGATTGCCGCCGCAAACCCGTATGTTCTTTTGGCATTGGCATTGGTTACGGTTGTAGGGGCTTTAGTTCTGTTTGCCTCTAATACCGACAAATCGGCAAAGAACCAACAAAAACTTAATGAGGCGCAAAAGGTTTGGTTGGATTATCTGGAAACCGAGGCAACCGAAATGAACCGAGTTAGCAACGAACGTGTCGCCCAATTGAACCGGGAATTAAATATTGCCAAAGCCCGCAACGCTTCATTGTCCGAAACCCGAAAGATTGAGGACGAAATATTAGCCGAGCGCACAAAGGCACACAATAAAAGCGTTGGTTTTTACGGTCAAGAATTAGACGATTTGGAAGCGAACCGGGCAAAGTTGAAACAACTAAACGATATGTTGGTACAACTCAATAACGCCAAAGCCCGTGGAGATAAGAAAGTTTATATTGATGTTGATTTGGACGGCAAAATTGATAAAGTCAAGGTTGACGAAGCGATTGAAGCCGTGCAGGGTCAAATAGATAATACCGGACGGGCGGTTGATATTGCCGTTAATCTGAAAACCGAGGGGGCGGATTTGGACGCCGAAAGAAAGATATTAGCCGCCCAACGCTTACAAGAAAACCGGGACGCCGCCAAAGCCGAAACCGACATATTACGAAAAGCCGAGGACGCCCGGATTGCCTTAATTAAAAACACGTTCGACCAACAACGGGCGCAACGCCAAGCCGCCAACGTCCGTGCGATTGCCGATATACAATTGCAGTTGAGAACGGAAACCAATTTAACGGTTAAGGCACGCAAAGCGTTGAACGACCAAATTGTTTTATTACGGGAACAATTGGCGGTTGATATGGTAAACATAGCCAACCAACAACGGGCGGCGGAATTATCCGCACAACGGGCAACGCAGGACGCCCAAATTGCATTGATGGCAGAGGGGGCGGAAAAGCAACGGGAACAATTGCGGGTTGAGTATGAAAGGCAGATACAAGACATTAAGACCCGGTTAGAAACCGAGCGGGGATTAACCGAAACACAAGTTGCCGAATTGCATAACCAACAATTACTTTTGCAACAACAATACGCAAAAAGTTTGGGCGAATTGAACGACAAAATAACAATCGACCAAATGCAAGCCGCCGCCGACCGGACGCAATTACAATTAGACGCCGCCTCTGAAGGTTCGCAGGAGGAAATAAATTTGCGTATTCAGTTATTACAGCAACAACGGGCAATTGAATTGGCACAAAACAGACAATTAGCCGAGGACGTCCGCCAATCTGAAAAGGACATAAACGCCAAATACGATGCCGAGGTATTGAAGCAAACGACCGAGTTAAACCAACAACGGGAGTTAATGCTGTTTGACCAAACGCAAGCGTTGGAGGCGTCCGAGTTTGATTTAATCCGTAATTCCGAGGAACGCAAAACCCGGTTCCGGTTGGCGCAAGAAAAGGCACGGTTGCAAAAGATTTTAGAGTTGAACAAAGCCGCCGGGGTTAAAAAGACGGATGCCGAGGTTAAAACAATCGAAAATACCATTGCGAAAATCGACCAAGAAATTGAGAAAAGCAAAGGCGACGAACGGGGTAACGACATATACGGGTTGTTTGGGCTGAATTTGGACGACGACCAAAAAGAGGCAATAAGTACGTCCGTTTCCTTTGCTATTGAGCAATTAAATAGTTTTTTGGATGCAAAGGTACAAGCCGCCGACGCCGCCGTTTCCGCCGCCGACAAAGAGGTTGACGCAAGCCAACGCCGATTAGATGCGGAATTAGAGGCACGGGCGAACGGTTACGCCAATAACGTAGCAATGGCACAAAAGGAGTTAGACCAAGCCAAAAAGAACCAAGAAAAAGCCCTAAAGGAGCAACAAAAGGCGCAAAAGGCACAACAAGCAATCCAAACAATCCAACAAATCGGAAACCTTGTAACGGCGTCCGCTTTGATTTGGTCGCAATTAGGGTTCCCGTTTGCAATCCCGGCTATTGCGATAATGTGGGGTTCCTTTGCCGCCGCCAAAATTAAAGCCGCCCAATTATCCAAATCCGCCAACGCCGGGGGTTCGGAAAGTTACGGCGATGGTACGGTTGAAATGTTGGCGGGCGGTTCCCACCAATCCGGGGACGATGTGGATTTAGGAACAAAACCGGATGGAACCCGGAGGCGTGCCGAGGGCGGGGAATTTTTCGCCGTTATCAATAAACGTAATTCCCGGAGGTTCCGCCGGATAATTCCGGACGTAATTAATAGTTTGAACCGGGGAACGTTCGCCCAAAAATACCTTAACGCCTATAATACCGACGGCGTTAATGTAACGGTTCAACAAAACAACGCCCCGGATTTGCGAGATTTGAAAAACGATGTAAGGGAGATTAAAGAACAAAACCGCCGCCGTCGTTACGTCGATGGCAACGGCAATGTTATTGAGGTTTACAAGAATTTGACACGTAAAATTAAAAAATGATATGAACCCAATTTATAGACATTCTTTTGCCGATGTGTTTTTTAAAACCGGAATTATAAACATTAATACGGGGGCTTTGATTACGTCCGGGGATGCGGTGCAAAACCGTTATTATAGTACCTATGTTTCTGTTAGCAATGTTCACCCCCGTGTTTTGTTGATTAATGCGGGGGTTGACCGTGTGGCATTTTATGATAGCGATAAAAAGTTTATAAGTAGTTTTATTGGAGTAACAACGGGTTCGGTTGATATTCCTAATAATGCGTATTATTTGCGATTTGTCGTTCATAAAACAAGTTATAACGCCGGAACGGTATTTGCCCGGTTAGGAACCGCAACGGCACAAAATTTGATTTACGGACGTAAAGCCAACCCGATATATAAGGACGATTTGGCAAAGGAGTACGAATTAGAAACAAACCAACGGTTTTATCGTGCCAAGTTATCCGGGAAAATATCATTTATCCGGGACGATTACGATTTTATAAATACCCGTCCGTTTGATTATGAATTTTTGTACGGGATAGATAAAAGCAACGACGGCGGTAAAACGTGGGTTCCTTACTTTTCCGGCAAATTTATGAAAACCGATTGCACGTTTGTTGACTATGATAAAAAAGTTACCGTACAACCGGATACGATAGACGAATATAACGACGTTTTAGCCGGATTGGAGAAAGAATATAATTTAATAACCTTAGCCCCAGCAATTCAACGGATAACGATAAACAAACGCCCGCTTATTCAAATATATGTTCCGGGCGATAGTATTGTTTCGTGTTTTTTGGGCGGTACCAATTGGGAGCAAGACGCAAACGCCACGACCGACCAAAACGCATTAGTACAAACCTATCATTTTGCTTTGTGCAATATATTGAAAGAAATACAAATTACGTCCAACGGTTCCCCGGCGGTAATATCCGGGCTTTATACCGGACGAATGGCGACGGGTGCAAGTGCGGACGTATTCAAGGGGAAATTATACCCGGAATTGAATGTTAATTATTATATCTATATTTCACAACAACGAATAAACGGGGGGTTGCCGTTTGGTATTGCTGTAGTTGAAATACGGAAACAATCCGACGATACGGTAATGTTTCGTTATCAAAAGGTAACGCAGGAACCGTTTGATACGTTGGAATTTGATTTAACCGCCGTTGAGGGTTCCGGGGCAACCGGAACAATGCACGCCGATATGAAAAGTTATAATATATATGCCCGGTATTTGTGCGACGTGGAGAAAATCGACGACCTTAATACATATCCATTGCCCGCCGATGATATAGTTGATAATAACCGTAATTATAGGCGTGCGATTGGTTACGCAATCGACGTGGCGTTTATTTCAAACAACTTTTCAGACACCCCGACCGAGTGGGGATTAGTGGACAACGGAAAGTATTTTGCGCCGCCCTATTCCATTTTCGGACAAACGTTTTATCCAATCGCCCGGTCAACGTGGCGTTATGCGTCGTTATGGTTTGGGTTTTATTTGATGGATTGGATATTAGAGAAAAAAGCACGAAAAGCATATACTTTGCGGGATGCGTTCCCGGTTGCGTCTTGTATATCCGTTTTGCTCAATCAGATTGCACCGGGTATAACACACGCAGCCACGGCTGAATACAGTCAATTTTTATACAGCGGTAACAACCCAATATCCGGGTTGAATTTCCGTTTGCTTGTATCACAGAAAACCAATATTATAAACGGGGAATATCAGCAACCCGCACAAAAAGCCCCGACGACCTTACAACAATTTACCAATATGTTACGGGATTGTTTTAAATGTTATTGGTTCATTGAGGACGGCAAATTTAAAATCGAACATATCCAATATTTCCGCAATGGCGGTTCCTATTCCGGCGGGGCTATATTAAGCCACGATTTGACAAAGGAATTGAATTTGCGCAACGGGAAACCGTGGGCGTTCAACACGTCGGAATATTCGTTTGATAAGGTCGATTTGCCGGAACGTTACCAATTTGAATGGATGGACGACGTTACGGCGGCATTTGAAGGGTTGCCGATACAAGTAATAAGCAAGTATGTAACGCCCGGAAAGGTTGAGGAAATTAATATATCAAACTTTACGTCCGATATTGATATGATGTTGTTAAACCCCGGCAATATGAGTTCGGACGGGTTCGCCTTGTTTGCCGCCGTTCCGCCAACGTCCGGGTCGCAATGGATTTTACCGTTTACCAAACAAACCGTCAGCGGGGTTGAATACTTTTTGCAAAACGGATATTTGGCGTTTATTAATTTGCAAATGCCTTATTGGATATATGATTTACCCGCCCGTCGTGTATCAATAAACGGTTCCGAGGTTTACGCATACGGTATTGAGAGAAAGAAAAAGCAAACGTTTAGTTTTCCGGCAATCGACGACCCAAACCCGATGCAGCTAATAAAAACTTATATCGGGAACGGTCAAGTTGATAAACTTTCAGTAAATTTGTGTAGTAGAAATATTAAAGCAACGTTGAAATATGATACAGAATAACAATATAAGCGTATTGCCGTGGTACACGTCAATAGAGCAGCAGAACCACCGTAAAAGTTACGCATACGGGCAAATATACCCATTGTTCGCACCGGCTGATAGATTATTGCCGTTTCAGATAATAAGAAATACCCGTTCAAATTCTGTTACGTCTGTTATTCTATATGATAAAACCGGAAAACAAATTGCAAATATAACAACATACATGAGGGAAACCGGATTGCAAGTTGTCCGGTTTCAGTCGTTGGGATATGATGTAATATTATACCCGGCAATATTACCCATGCCGTTAAATCAGTTTGACGGAATTTATTATTTGCGGTTATCTGATGGCGTTCAAACGTGGTATTCTGAAATGTTTACGGTTGTGCAGGACGTTTCCGGTTATTTGAAAATTGATTGGTGGGACATTGAAAATTTAGTGTTTGACGCCGGACAAATAGTTTATAAAAATCCGACATTCAAAAACATGTTATATCTTTGTACCGAGTTAGGAAAACCGGATTATGAATTTGAAGAGGACGGCGAGGAAAGGGACGGGTATTTTTTCCCGGAAAAGCAAATATCAGTCAAAACGTTTAAATGTACAATATTGGCACCGGAGTTCCTTTGCGACGTTATGCGTTTTATCCGTATGGCTGATTACATTCATATAACGGATAAATACGGCAGGGAATACGATTGCGACACGTTTTTAATTACCCCGAAATGGCAAACGCAGGGGGATTTGGCAAGCGTGGAAATTGAGTTTAAAACAAATACCGTCGTTAAGAAAATAGGACGGGGGTATATTATCAATAATAATGGAGATTTCAACGGCGATTTCAATACTGATTTTGATAACAATTAAATTAATTAGATTATGGGAGATTACGGACAATTAAAACAAGCGGTTGCCGACGTTATTAAGACAAACGGAAACCAAGAAATTACCGGGGCAATAATGCAAGATACGTTATTGTCTATAATTTCAACGGTCGGAAGCAATGCAACATTTGCGGGAATTGCGACCCCAACAACAAATCCGGGTACGCCCGACCAAAATGTTTTTTATATTGCATCAGAACCGGGAATTTATGCTAATTTTGGTAATGTAAAATTGATAGACCAAGTTTTAATATTTTCAAATAATAACGGAACATGGTATAAATCAGAAGTTAACATTCCAAATGATTATTTATTAAATAGGTTTGAAGTAAACACATTTACAAATAATTTGACGATAAATTCATTTATTAAAGAAATATATTTATCCGGAAATGGGTTTGACAAAAATAATAAATATGCAATAATTTCAATAGTAAGAGGATACGATGGTATAGGATGGGCAATTTCAATTAAAAATATAGATACGGGATTGTCAACGGGATGGATTATTATTTCAGATTCAGAAGAATTAACTGGATATGTAAAAGCAATAAAAGGTGGTTACACATTAGAATTATTGATAAATAATTGGGACAAAATAGAAAAGCAAATAGTTTTTACGGAAGAAGATGGGAAGTTATATAATGCACTTAATATTGATTTTTCACCTACAATTAAACTAATAAATTATGAGAATGAAACAACAATACAAATATCAGATATAAAAGGATATTCGGAAGAAAATAGAGAAGTATTATCAAAACAATTCAATTTGTTTGACTTTGGAGAAAACGGGAAATTTATAGGAAGTAATGGTAATATTAGTAATGGTGAATATTATAAAATATCAAATTTTCAAAAAGTAAAACAAGGAGATGTTGTTTTATTTACAGCAAAATATCAAACAACACCTGTTTTAAACGCATTATATGGTTACAATAATGAACAAAGAGAAAACCCGATAGTTTTGTTAGATTGGAGTGGAGAAGCAGAATATATAAATAAAGAAGTTGTTATTCCTTCCGGGGTAAATTATATACAAGGTTGGAATGATATGAGAAAAAATGAAAACCCGATACTTATATTTAAAAATAAGCAATATACATTTAATGAAGATATTTTAAATAGAGTTCTTGAATTGGAGAAAAAAAGTCCAAACCATAAAGCATTGATTGTTGATAAAAATGGGTTAGGTGATTTTACGAGCGTAGTAGGTGCTGTTAAAAGTATTAATGATTCAAGCGAAACAAATGTATATGATATATATATTAACGAGGGTGAATATAATATTATAGAAGAATATTTTGGAGAAGAGGATTATACAGATGTAAATGATAAAGGATTGTCTTTACCTGATTATGTAAATTTAATAGGTTTAGGAGATAGGGATAAAGTAATATTAAAAGGAGAAATGCCGGATAGTATTAAATATAGAACAAGCCAAGCATTTTCAACATTAAATGTTAAATACAATAATAATATATATAATATGACAATAACAGCATATAATTGTAGATATCCAATGCACGACCAAACCTCAAATTCAAGTAAGAATTGTGTTAGACATATAAAAAATTGTATATTCATACATAAAGGATATAATGGAATGCCTTATGCTGGTGTAGTAGACGAAGAGCATAACACAATAGAATATCGTTGGGGAAGTGCACATGCGTATGGACAAGGGACAAATAACGGCAGTTATTGCGAATTTGAATATAGTATGTTTGATGCACAAGGAAATACCGGTAGTGCATTTCTAACCCATGATAATAAAGATGCAATAAAAGGTACAGAAATAAAAATATCACATTGTCAATTCAATAATAAAGGGACATCAGATTTAATAAATATATCCGCATTAGGTGCAAAAATATGTAACATATCATTTGTAGGAAATAAATTTGGTAGTAATAAAACAATAAAATGCGTATGTTCAACAACATATAATCCACAAGGAAACTTTAACTATATATTATATGGCAATGGTAATAGTGATGTAATTGTACAAATGCCAAGCGGAGAAGAAGCAAAAAATAATATAATACAATAAAATGAAATAAACAATTATGGAAAGATTATTTAATTGGGAACAATGGCGTATTATTGCCATTTCCACGGTTAGCCCGTTATTTGGGTATGTAACCCCGACAAAGGGTTTTGTTCATGCGTTAGTAGTAATGTTTGCGTTCAACATTTGGGCGGGAATGAGGGCGGACGGCGTGGCGATAAGGAATTGCAAACGCTTTTCGTTCCATAAGTTTAAGAACGCATTGGCGGAATTGCTTTTGTATGTTACCATTATACACGTTATTTATTCGGTAATGCTGCAATGTGGCGATAATGAAGCCGCCAAAGTAGTAATTAAATCGCTTACTTATGTTTTTATGTATGTGTATTTGCAAAACGCATTCCGCAACCTTATTAAAGCATATCCCACAAAGGTTGCGTTGCGTATTATTTACCACGTTATCCGGTTGGAGTTTACACGGGTATTGCCGGGATATTGGCAACCGATAATTGAGAGATACCAACGGGAACATGATAACGATATTATTAACGATAAAGAAAAGGAGGGCGAACAATGAACCAAACAGAGATTTTAAAGTATTTGGAGGAACAAAAAACAACCCGGACGATTACGGATTTGATTGTACATTGCACCGCAACCAAGCCCGGCGCAAAAGTCAACGTTGATGTTATCGACGGTTGGCACAAAGAACGGGGATTTAAGAAGCAACCCCAAAGCGGGCGAATTTGCGGTTATCACTTTGTTGTATTACCGGACGGGACGATTGAAACCGGGCGTTTTCTTTCTGAAATAGGGGCGCACGTTTCCGGGCAAAATTCCCGGTCTATTGGTATTTGTTACGTTGGGGGATTGGATGCCAACGGCAAAGCCGCCGACACACGGACGCCGGAACAAAAGGAGGCGTTATTATGGTTGCTTATGCGTTTAGTTGTTATGTTCCCGGATGCAACGATTAAGGGACACCGGGATTATTCCCCGGATTTGAACGGCGACGGCATTATTGAGCCGTGGGAGTATATTAAAGAATGCCCGTGTTTTAATGCGGCAATTGAATATAGTAACATTTAATTTTGTGCCATTATGACAAAGAAAGACAAAAAGGAGTATTTGGAACAATTGGTTGCCAATCAAGGGAACCAAGCGGGAATTAGTATTGCCCCGTTGTTATCCGCTATTATTGCAGATTGCGAGGACGTTTTTACGGTTACGGTTGAGGACAACCAAGAAGATACGAAAAACGTAACGAACCCACAGGCGGAAATAGACGCATTTATTGACGCCGTAAATGCCGACCCGTTGCATAACATACCGAAAGTATATATTTCGGGCGTCGTAATTTCCTTTGCACAATTGGAGATTAACGAGGACGAAATAAATAGTACGGTTGAAATGGCGGGCGGACATTACGTTTTGACATTGAGCAAAACGCCGGATAGTTCGTTAATCATTTACACGGCAAACGCATGAAAAAGTATATAATATTGGCGGCAATCATTATGGCGGTTGCCGCCGCCTTTTGGTTCCAACAAAAGCGCATTAATAATTTGACCGTCGAACGGGACAAATACCGGAGCAATACCGAAACGTTGTTGCAGGACGTCCGAACCTATCAAACAAAGGATAGTTTGAACGCCGCAAAGGTTGGGAATTTGGAGTTAAAATTATCCGAATATAAAAAGTACCGGGCGGATGATGCGGCGTTAATCAAATCGTTGCAGACAAAAAACCGGGATTTACAAAGGGTTACGACGGCACAAATGGAAACGATAAACGAATTACGGGCGAACGTCCGGGATAGTATTGTATATTTGCCCGGCGACACGGTTACGACCGTATTACGTTGTATTGAGTATTCCGACAAATGGGTTGACTTTGACGGATGTATTATAAATAATACGTTTTCGGGCAAAATTATAACACGGGATAGCCTTTTAATAACGGAAAGTGTGCAATATAAGCGTTGGTTAGGTTTTTTATGGAAAACAAAACGGATAAAAAACCGTGAATTTGATATTGTTTCAAAAAATCCAAATTCAAAAATTACCGGGTTTGAAGTTATAACCATAGAAAAATAACTATCTTTGCAAAAACGGGGATAGTTCGGAGTAGCTACCGAATGAAAAAAGATGCAACCACTTTTCCCCGTTTCTCTTTTGGTTGCTTACTTAAATGGTTGTATAATGGAAATATGGAAAGATATACCCGGATATGTAGGGTTATATAAAGTGAGTAATTACGGGCGTGTAAAATCTATTAAGAAACAATTAGTTTTGAAAATATGCGGTTCCGGGAATAGATATAAAACCGTTGCTTTATGTAATGGGATGCGCAAAACGTTTCGATTACATAGATTAGTTGCGGCGGCTTTCATTCCGAACCCGGACAACAAACCATGTATCGACCATATCGACGGCGACCGAACCAATAACCATGCAGATAATTTGCGTTGGGTTACATATTTGGAAAACAATAATAATCCTATTACGAAAAAGCGATTGAGCGAAAATAACGCAAAAAATATGCAAGGTAAAAAGGGGGTATTGCATCCAAATTCAAAACCCGTTAAGATGATGAAAAACGGAATTTGCCTCAAAACATACCAATCTATCCATTTAGCCAAAAAAGATGGGTTTAACGATACATTGATAATTAGATGTTGTAAAGGACGTATGAAAAAACATAAGGGTTATAATTGGGAATACATATAATAGACATAAGGGGTTGTAACAATGACGTTGCAATCCCTTTTTCTATTGAGCCATTTTTAGCCCGTTTCCGGGCATTTTATTTCAAAGTGGATAATTTACCCGTCCCGCTTGCAAAATCCGCTTAAATCGAAAATTCCAAGAAAATAACTTCTTTGGAACCAAAAACAAAACTTTTTGCAGTTTAAGCCAAAAATAAAAGATAAAACCTTTGGTAATTAAAATAAAGGTTGCATATTTGCATCATCAAACAAGAACGACCGGGCGTTTTCCCGGAAAATAGAGAGCGAAACAATGAATACTCAAAGCATTTATAACGGATTAGATTACACAACAAAAGAGATTAACCGCAATTTCAAAATTAAGGTAAACGGAATTGTAAACGGCAAAAAGGTTAATGTATTGGTTGGCGTGTCCGGTTTAATAAAGATTGTCGGCGATATTAAGTTAGTCAATTGCTTATTAAAACGTGCTTTCAATTGTTACGGCGACAAAGAGGTTTGTAAATTGCGCCGAGGCGTTAAAATCACTTTCTATTATCAGTAAACAACGACGGAGCGTTTTCCCCAGAACAATATAAATTTTCAATCATGGCAAAGTACATTTTAGTTAAGAAAGTAAAGGGAAAGAAATACGAGTACCAAGTTATTGACGTCGATAGTAAAGCGATTGTTTCAAAAAGAACGTCCGCCCGTGAATATGTGGCGTGTACCGCCGACGGGTCGTTTTATTTTGGGCGTTTGGATTTAATCGGCAAAGGCGACCACGGCAAACGGTTAAGCCATACAGCGGAAATATTGGCGAACCCGGAAAAGGCATACAAAAAAATGGTTGCTTATTTCACACCGGATTATCGTAAACAATGGATTGCCGAGAACCCCGCCGAACAATGGATTGCCCGAAATGTTGAATATGCGAAAAAGGAAAAAGAGAGATTAAACGCAATTGCGTATTTGCAGTAATAACCAAGCCGGGGGCGCAATCCCCCGGCATAATCATTTAGAGCGATGAATAAAACAAAGCGTTACCGATTAAGTCAAGAAATGTATAAGATAATCCAAAATGCAAACGGCGGGTTATTTTTGCTTTATACCCGGCACAATCCCGGCGATGTGTTGAGCCTATTATTAGATGGCAACGATATTGGGTTGATGTGCCGAGTTGAGAGCCGACACGACCAATATTATAAGTATTGCAAAGTAATTACGGAGGGCGAACAATGAGCCGTAACAGAGAGCGACAACAAGAATTGCAGCCGGGGCGGGTCGATTACGCCCGTACCCGGTTGGAGGCGTTGGGCTATCCGGTTACGGAGGTCAACGCCACGACCTTACAATTTACTTTCCGGGGTTCCCCGGTTACATTATACCCGTATTCCGGTTGGTTTACCGGGCGCACCATTACCGATGGACGGGGAATTAAGAACCTATTAAAACAAATACCTATGCGATTTGCATTAAGAAAACAAGAAAAGATAAAAGCGTATTTTGAGCCAAACGGGGACGAAATGTTGAACCGGATAAAAGAAAGTTTAACCCGGTATTTTTCCGCCGACCGTTCGGAGTTCCCGGAGGAGTTCCGGGATATTGAAAGCGATTATAACCAATTGCCGGGGGAACCATACCCGACCATTGCAATAAATGACGTTGGAAACGACAACCGTATGATTGAGTTCTATGTTACCGGGAAACAATACGACGTTTACCATGTGGCATTTAAGGGATTTACAAAGGGCTGATTATGGAAAGCGTTATTATTGAGGAAATGCGGGCGTTTATGCGGTTAGATTTGAACCCACGGCAAAAACAATATTTTGCCGATACAATCGCCGTTGCAAAACGTGTTGATATTGTCCGGGCGGCGGACGTGTTTAACGATTACGAATTAGAGATTATCCGGGATATACTGAAACCCCAACCGCAACAATGTTATCGGAATGCGCATTTGCTTTGCCAATTGTTCCCGGAACGGGTGCGATATTGCGAGGGCAAAACATTTGCTTTTATTCCCATAGAACACGCATTTAACCGGGTTGGCGACAAATACGTTGATATTACGTTTGAGTTTGCATTACAAGACGCCGAATTGTTAGAACATGAGTACGTTGTATTTGGCGAATACGATTTGCGAACGTTGGAACGAATTACAAGGAAAACCGGGTATTACGGCGATATATACCGAAATATCTATATTGAGCGGGTAAAAGTAACCCCCGACGCAATGAAGTAACGCCGGGGGTTGGTACGCAGTAACCGAGAGCGATGTTGTAAGGTTATGCGGTGCAACAAAATTAGTGCTTTTTATCTGTATTACAAGCGTCCAACGTGAACAAATAAAATATTCAAAGGTTTTATTTTTGGTAATACAAATATTATTTATACTTTTGCAGAAACAAAAACCCACCGGGGGATTACCCGGCAAAGATATGAGAATAAAAGAGAGCAATTTATTAAAACGATTGGCGACCGATAGCGGGAAAACAGCCAAACAAGTTTCCGAAATTGTCGTTTCGGAATTACTCAAAAACAAAGTTATTGAGGACGACCCGGACAATTGGGGCGTTTCCGTTTTCGATGCAATAAACGAGGACGTAACCGAGGAACAAACCGCCAATTGTTATGCGGCGATTTCCGAGGCGTTGGGCGTGTATCTGAAACGGGTATATTTCATTGTCCCGGATTTGGATTTAATGGGTAATGAAGATTGCCCGGAGTGCGGCGGCGAAATGGAAGTTACCGACGGGGAATATAAACAGACCGGAGGCGACGGATATTTGACCCCGCCGGAATATACCGCAATTTGGGAGGAAAAAACGTGTACGCATTGCGGACACAAAGAGAGTAACGAACCGAGTTATTAACAATAAAAGACTAAAGAAATGGCAGAAATGACGAAATTAAGAGTAAACGAGGCAATCGCACGGGCGCAAACCGCCGGGATTAAGGTTTATAAAAAAGAGGTTGCCGCCCGTTTATGGGAGGGACGCACCGAAAGCGCACAACAAGTTAATATGACTAACTTATGTAACGGTACGACCAAACAGATACGCCCGGAATGGGTTGTTATCATTTGCGAAATGTGTAATTGCACCCCTAATTATTTGTTTGGATATGAAGAATAACGGGTTACAATGGTTTGAACGCATGGCGGACGTTATGTTTTCCGATAGGTTCCAAGCGAAAGCCATTATTGCGACGTTTGGAACGTTGGGCGTTGTTTGTCTGATTGGTGCATTTTGGAACCCGTGGCAATTGATGTTTGCGGGTATGTGTGCCGTAATGGTAATATGTGGATTTTCAGAATTAAAAAAGAGTAGAAAATGAGAGCGAACAAAAAGAAACCGGAAAACCCGGTACAAAAGACGGTCGAAAATTTGGGAGCCGTTCCCGCCGACCAATTCCCGGAAATTACCGAGGAACAACAACAAATAATCCCCCCGTTTGAAGCGGTCGAGGTTGAGCAACCAACCGGAATATTTGAGATATTGCCGGGCATGACGGTTGAGGAAATGACGGCAATGTTTTTTGATGAAAAAACGTTGATTGAACCCCCGTATAAGGTTTGGCAATTGAATAGTAAGGGACACCGCTATTATTACCGATACGACGACAACGGGAACCCGGAGTTTTTCCCGTCGGTTACAACGATATTGTCCCAAACGTTACCCAAAGCCCCGCACTTGATACAATGGATTGCCAACAAAGGTATTGAGGAAGCGGAACGATACAAAGGTGAACGGGCGGCGTATGGTACGTTTATGCACGCCGCATTTGAGGAATTATTAATTAACCGGGCTTATGATTTGGACGGGCTGAAAGGCAAACTAAAAGAATATATAGAGGTTTACCGATTGCCGGACGACTTTATTTATTACGCCGACGATTTGAAAAAGGACGTATTGGCGTTTGCTCAATTCGTGTTGGATTATGATGTACGCCCGTTGGCGGTTGAAATTGCGTTAGTGCATCCGTATTACAAGTATGCCGGAATGATTGATTGCCCGTGTACCATGTTGGCAAAGATTGGCGGGGACGAACGTATTAACGCAATCGTCGATTTCAAAAGCGGGCGCAAAGGCTTTTACGAGGAAAGCGAGATACAATTAGGAATGTACCGGGATATGTGGAACGTCAATTTTGAGCAATTCCCCGTTACACGTATTTTCAATTTCAGCCCGAAAGATTGGCGCAAACGTCCGTCGTATAATCTGAAAGAACAAACGGATAGCCCCAATATACGGAAAATCCCGTATCTGTTAGAGATTGCAGCGATTGAGGACGAAAAGAAAGACAATACGTTTACGTCGGTTAATGGTATGGTATTGTTGGATAATGCCCCGGATTTGACGCAAAACGTAATATCGTTATCGTTGGCGGAATTGATTAAAACGAAAGCCCCAAAGGAGGCGACCCCGGACGAAAGTACGGACGCCGCCGAGAAAGTCAAGGCGGACGCCCCGGAACCGGGAAAGGAGCCAAAGAAAACAACCATTGTTAAACGTGCGCCCAAAAAGGCAAAGGAGCCGGAAAAGAAAGCCACCACGGGCAAAACGACTGCAAAGCGGGGCAATACCACGGAAAAGAAAGTAAAGCCCGCAAATGAGCCTAAAAAGCCCAAAAACGAGAGTAGGAAAAAGATGTTGAACGACGACCCCGAAATTTGATTGAGATATGAAAGGAAGAATAAAACGACCGGAGGCGCAACAATCCCGTTTGATTTTGCCCCGTGTCGGTCAAATAAAAATCGGTATTAAAAACGCAAACGGTTATCCGCAAAGCGTTGATTACTTCATACCAACGGGAAAGTATGCCGGATTATTTACGCAAGCATACGGCGAAAAGCCGCAAACAATACAAATTGTTTTCCCGGACGACGACCCGGCAAAAGTATGTAACGAACGTTACGAATACCGGGACGACGACGGGCGATTGATTGCGGCGGGCGATGGCGACACGTTCCAAGTATGGGACGGAAAGAAATACGAAACGTTGACAACCGAGAAATACCCAAACTTAATGCAGTCAATAACGAAGCGTTACCCGAATAAAAAGAGCCGCCAACCGGATTGCGACGGTTGGGAGGTAACATTAACGCTAAACTTTATTGTTCCTTTGGTTCGTGGGGTCGCCGGGGTTTGGCAATTTGCTACAAAGGGCACGGCGTCCACAATTCCGCAAATCCGGGAAACGTTCGACGGTATGTTAGAGGAACGGGGATTTTGCAAAGGCATTATCTTTGATTTGAACGTACAATTTGCCACAACTCAAAAGCCGGGAGACCGTTCCCGCTTTCCTGTTGTCTCATTGGTTCCTAATGAAAGTGCGGATAATGTTTTGAAAGTGCGCAAAGCGTGGGAACCTGCAAAGCAATTGGATAATGAATAAAAAATGCTATATTTGCGTCGATAAAACAAACGACTACCACCGTTTGCAAAGTATTGCTAATTTATTTAGCGCAAAGCCCGTTTTCCGGTGTGTGGTAGCCCGGATTGCGGGCTTTTATATTTTAATTATGGATTTTATTATAAAAAACAAATGGATTAACGAATTGCATTTGAAAGGTAATAAGTTAATGTTGTATGCAATGATACACGCCTATTGTGTTAGATATGGCGAGTATTCAAAGGGTATTTTGTATTTATCCAAATGTTTAGGGATAAACAAAAGCACTGTAATTGATTGCCTTAAATGGTTATGCGAAAAAGGATTATTAATAAAATCAGTTCAGCCCGTAGCAGAACCGGATGTTTATAAAATATCAATATTATGAAATACACGATATTAATAAACCAATATGCCGCCGTTAATAGCGGTTTAGATTTAGATTTAATAGATTTGGCGATTTTTGATTTTATAAAAGATTTCGCCAATTGTGCAAGTTGCGTTAAGATGCACACCCCGGAGGGAATATATTTTTGGATTTCCCACAAGTTAATATTGGAAGCAATGCCGTTATTGAATATAAAGACAAGTCAAGGCATGATAAAGCGTATTGATAATTTGATTAAAGCCGGAATTTTACAAAAACATCCTAATTGCGAATTGTATAACAAAACTCTGTATTGTTTTGGTGAAAATTACGAGTTACTAACATTTACCGAAAAGGCAGCAAGGATATTAACCGGAGTTGATACCCCTAAACAAAAGTTGATGCCCCCCATAAACGAAAGTTTAGGGGTACCCATAAACGAAAGTTTAGGGTATAATAGTAATAATATAGATAATACAATAAATGATAATGAGAATACCCCCAACAACAATGTTGTCGGGGAATTATTCCCGGAAGAACAAAAGGTTGAGGAACCAAAGGAGAAAAAAACGTTATTCCGTAATTCCGACGTTTACAAAATGGTTAAATTTGAAAACGGCGTTGGCGTGGATTATTCAGAGTTTGAAAGTAAGTTTGCAACACCGGAATTTGAAAAGGTCGATTTGGTTTATTATTTTCATTCGGTTAGCGATTGGAGCGACCAAAAGAATATGAAGCGCACTAAAAACGGTTGGTTGGCGACCGTCCGCAATTTCATACGGGGGGACGTCGAAAAGAAAAAGTTGCATTTGAAACCCGAATACAAAGCCCCAACGCAAAGATTGAACGTTGCCGGGGCTATTGAGTATTTGAAAGATGATTATTAACATGGAAACATTACCCGAAAAGACAAACAGATTGCCACAAACGTTGCCCGAAAAACGACAATCCGCCGCCGTTTTGCTTTATAGCGGAACGGCAAAAGCAATTGACGTTCGCCGGGCGATGGTTGAGTTACCGGAGGTTGCCAAAGCATTAACCCCGGTTGAAAAGTATATTTTCGTGGCGTCCACAAAAAAACAGATTGCCGAGATTGACGACGAAACGTTGATTGCCAAAACCGGGCAAATGTTCCGGTTTATCGCAATGGACGTGGGGTTTATCATTCCCACGGAAAACCGGGACGATTGGACGTATATTTGTACCCGGTTGTTGGATTTGCTCAAACGCTATTATTCGCAATTAACATTATCCGAGGTTAAATTAGCGTTTGAATTGCTGATTACCGGGGAATTAGACGACTATTTGCCAAAGGATAGGGACGGCAACGCCGAACGGAAACATTACCAACAATTCAACGCCGATTATTTCGCAAAGGTATTGAACGCATATTGCCGGAAACAAAACCAAGTTATCGGCAAAGCATATACAGCGTTGCCGGAACCGAAAAAGGAGTTAAGCCCGGAGCAAATCCGGTATTATCGCAATCAATCGGTTATGACTTGTTTAATGTGTTTTATGCGCTATAAATATACCGGGCGTTTAGTGTTTGGATTAACCGACGAAATGTTTGTTTATAATTGGTTGTTGGGCGTTGGGTTAGCGGATGAAGTGAAAGAAACCGAGGACGACCGGAAAGAAGCGTATAACCGATTTTTGGCACGTGCCGCCCGTGGGTTCGTTAATGAATTTACGGTTTATCACGTTCGTAAACAAGGAACCCAAAGCCCGGAAATTGATTATACAGCCTTTGAGGTTGCCCGGCGTAAAGAGATTAAACGGACGTTCGACCGAATGATTAAGGACGAAATTTATATTTACCATTATTTGAAATTTGAAAAATGAAAATAGATTGTATTATTGGGATTGACCCCGGAGCCGCCGGGGGTATCGTGGTTTGGCGACCCAACCACAACGCAACGGCAATTAAGATGCCTAAAGACATTAACGAGATACGGGATTTTCTCAACTATTACAAAGAGATTTGCACGCCGATTATCTTTTTGGAAAAATTGAGCGTTCGCCCGGACGATGTAACGGTTGGGGATGCCGGGGCAAACATGGGTAAGTTGTACCGCATTCAAAAGATGTTGCAAAACTTTGAGCATTTGAAAGCTATTATAACCGTCGCCGAAATACCATTTGTTTTGGTTAATGCAATGAAATGGCAAAACGACCTTAAATTGCGTATCAAGGTCAAAGGGAAAAAGGAAGAAAAGGCAGACCGCAAACGACGGTTCCGGGATATTGCCGGGAAATTGTACCCGGAGATTACCCCGGCGTTGTGGAATGCGGACGCAACGTTAATTATGCACTTTGGACGGTTCATTTTGCAGAATAACCCCCGTTGGGTTTTGGAAAATTTGCCCCAACAAATGCACAACCGTTTATTTTAAGCCCGTAGGGACGTTTAATTATTCAAATGGTTACTTATATGGCAGACGAAACAAAAGCCCCGCAAATCGAAAATCCCGAAAAAATAACGGCAAAAGATTTGGCGGAAATGGTAAAACAGATGCGGCATAACCAACGACGTTTTCAACGGAACCCAACCCCGGAAAAATTGGCAACGTTGGAAAGTTGGGAACGCAAAGTTGATGCGGTCGTTGCTGTATTGACCGATACACAAATGAAATTGTTTTGATATGGACGAAATGGATTATATCTATTTAGGCGACCGATTGACCCGCCCGGAATTGCGACGTATGCCGTGCCGGGCGGTTCGTCGTTCTGATGGTAAATGTATAAGAGGGCGCAACGGTAATATGTTAGTTGAGTTTGGCGGCGTGGGTAAATGCGTTGTTTTGGGGCGATTATTGCGGAAAATAAAAAAATAGCCGAAAATAAAAGATAAAAGTTTTGGTATATCCAATATTTTACATACATTTGCAGCATGGAAAAAGGTAAATACTTAATCGAATATGATTGTTATGTTGATAAAAATGGCAATATAATGCAGAATGATAAGAAAATAAAGCCTTATTTGAACGGTGGTTATATGACTGTAAAACTAAAAGTTAATAGTTTGAAAGTTATGCGGGTTCATAGGTTGGTTGCAATGGCTTTCATTCCGAACCCGGAAAACAAACCATGTGTTGACCATATCGACGGTAATAAATTAAATAATCATGTTGATAATTTACGTTGGTGTACTATTGGGGAAAACCTAAAATTTGAGAACGTGAAACGTGTATCAAAATTATATCCTGTTAAACGGATAGATAAATTAGGTAATATCGTTTGTTTTAATAGTGTTTTAGATGCGTGTGTTTTTCCGTGGCAAAAGTATGTAATATTACAAGTATGTAACGGCAAAAGAAAAACATACAACGGATATAAATGGGAACATAACGACCCGGCGATTTCCGGGGAATAAATAAATTTAAGAGCGATGTATATTAAGAAATTGGAATTGTTGAATTTTCAAGTTATCAAAGAGTTCAACGCAGATTTTGAGGGTAATGTATATTTCATTACCGGGGACAACGAGTTAGGCAAATCAACCCTATTAAAAGCAATCGGCGCAATGTTGACCGGGAACCGGGACGCCGTGTTGAAAAATGGAGAGGACAAAGGGTTTGCAAAAATGGTAGTAGGTAACGACGGCGAAAATTACGAGGTCGAATTAAAGTTTACCAAAGCCAACCCACGGGGGACGTTATCCATTAAATCCCAAACAACCGGGATGCGTTCGGATAACGTTTCAATGCTGCAAAAGATTTTCGGCTACCAAGACTTTGACGCCGTGGAGTTTTCCCGTTGGAGCGAAACCGCCGAGGGACGCCGCAAACAAATTGAGGTTGTAAAGGCTTTGTTGCCGGAAAAGGTGCGCACCCGTATTGCTGAAATAGACGCCGAGGTTACGACCGTTAAGGACAAACGAAAGGACGCCAACGCCGAGGTCAAGACGTACACAACCATTTGCGCCAACGCTGAAAAGCAATTGAAACCCGGCGACGTCAAAACGTATGCCGAGAAAAAGGATATTACGGCGTTGATGGAAGAGCAAAACGAAAATGCCCGGTTGATTGAGAAAGCGAAAACGGTACGCCAAGCCCGGCAACAAAGGATTGAACAATTGGAGGCAATCCCCGGACGAATTAAAGAGGCGGAAGAAACCCGAAAAAGTAATATTAAGGCAATCGACGACAAATTAGCCGCCGAGGAAAAAGAAGTTGCCCGGATAATTGCCGAGGCAAACGCCCGGTTGGAAAAAGCCAAAGAAGATGCGAAAGCCAACAAAAAAGCCATTGAAAACGATTATAAGGAAACGTTGCAAGTTATCGTAAATGACAAATCGGAGTTTGTGAAACGTAAAGCGAATGCCGACAAATGGTTAGAGGAATACGAAGCCAATAACTCGGAACAATTAGACACGGCGGAACAACTCAAAAAAGCCGAGGAACACAACCGTATCAATGCGTTGGTTGTGGATTACATGGAAAAAAAGAAACAAAAGGAAGCCGCCGAGAAAACCGCCCGCACGTTTGAGGACAAATTAGGCGCATTGGCAAAGGAAAGGGAAACACTTATTGCAACGTCCAAATTACCGATTGCCGGGCTTTCGTTCACGGACGACGGTTTAGAGTTAAACGGCGTGCCGTTCGTCGCCGGGAAAGTTTCAGATAGTCAAATTATGGAGGTCGCCGCCAAACTGATTATTGCAAGCAATCCGACGGTTAAGGTATTCCGTATTGCGAGGGGCGAAAGTTTGGGCGAAAAGCGTTTGCAAGCAATCATTGACATTGCTAAACAAAACGGTTTTCAAGGGTTCATTGAGGAAGTGAAGCGAGGACAAACCGATTTAGTTGTTGAGGAATACACAGAAAACGAATAATAACCGGGGGCGGGCTTTCCGTCCCCTTAAAATCTAAAACAATGGCATATACATTGAACGATAATTTGAAACGTTGGGCGGAACAATACGAAACCGCCGAGTTTATCCAATCCGACCCGGTGCAAATCCCGCACCGTTACGATAGCCGGGTAAATATTGAGATTAGCGCATTTGTTACGGCGTGGATTGCGTGGGGTTCCCGCAAACAGATAATCCAAAAGGCGGATTTTATCGACCGGGAAATTTTCAAGGGTGCGCCGTATCATTACATTGTTGGAACCGATACGCAGGGAGCCGCCCCGGAATGGAAGCAATACAAAGGCAGTAAAGAGAATTTTTATAGAACGTTTACATACGCCGATTTCCACGACCTTTGCGCCCGCTTGTTTGACGTATATAGTAAGTTTGAGAACATGGAAAAGGCATTGCAAGCGCAACCGGGCGGGCGTCCGTTGGAACAATTGCAACGTCTTTTCGGCGATGTTAAGGGCGTGCCGGATATGGAAACGAAAAGCGGTTGCAAACGCTTATGTATGTTTTTGCGTTGGATGTGCCGCCACGGTTCCCCGGTTGACTTTGGATTGTGGACGATTTGCGACCCCCGTAATTTAATCATTCCATTAGATACCCACGTACATAAACAGGCATTGCGGTTGGGGCTTGTAAAACGTCGGACGCCGGATTTGCAAACAGCCATTGAGATAACCGACCGTTTCGCCGAGATATTCCCGGACGACCCAACAAAGGGGGATTTTGCGTTGTTCGGTTATGGAGTGAATAACGGTAAGGTTGCACCCGTTACGACGGAACCGGAGCCGGAAAAAGAGCAACCAACCGCCGTGGCTGATTTGTCAATTGCCGACGTTCTGAAAATGCGGTTGTTTTATGACAACGCCGCCGCCGAGGTTCGGGAAATATGGGAAAGTCGGGAAAAAGCCCGCAAAGCATTGAAAGCAACCGAGCGTTTGAAAGCGCACCCAATCGACGGGTTGCACAATGCCGGATTGTTGGAGCCGGGCGAATTTGTCGTTACGTTTGCAAAGATATTGGATAAGCGAGAAACGAAGTTATCACGGGCGGAACGGGACGTTATCCATACAATCGGAATGATAGCGTTTAATAAGACAATGAAAAAATTAATAGCCGATGAAAAAGCGAGAAATAACAGCAACGGGGACAATAAACAATAACGGCGGGTTGGCAATGTACATGGGGGAATTAAACGAGTTTTTCAAGGGTTGGAAAGGTTCCCGCATTATTGCCCGGTTTATTGTTGCGTCCCCCGGTTCGTCCGAGGCTTTGAAAGGGTATTATTTCAACTATGTTGTACCGACGTTTAAGCACGCAATTTGGGAGGCGGGCGAACGTCTTACAGAGGAACAAACCGAACGACGTTTGCGGGAATTTTCGCCGATAATGTATGAGCAAACCCCAAACATTGATACTGGGAAATACGAAACACGTTTGCGTACAATTGCAGAGTTAAGCAATGCGGAATTAATAGAGCATATCGAATTCCTAAAACAGCTTGCAAGTGAAGAATACTATTTGTATATTGCAGACCCAAACGAAATGTAATATAAAAATAGTGTAATATGGAAATTTGGAAAGATGTACCCGGATACGTTGGGTTGTATCAAATTAGCAATTACGGGCGTGTAAAATCTGTTTTCAGAAATGAGATTTGCGGTAATATGAATAGAAAAAGAAATGAAAAAATATTAAAACCATCATTAAGGAAAAGATATTATTTTGTTTCGTTGTCTAAAAACGGAATAAAGTACAATGCGGTAATTCATAGATTAGTTGCGGCGGCTTTCATTCCGAACCCGGAAAACAAACCATGTGTTGACCATATCGACGGCGACCGAACCAATAACCATGCAGATAATTTGCGTTGGGTTACGGCTAAAGAAAATTCTAATAATTATAATGCCCCCAACACATATAAGGGCAAAAAAATAAATAAAGGCGGTAAAGCCGTTTTGCAATATGATTTAGAGGGTAATTTTATCAAAGAATGGGTTACTACGATGGAAATACAACGGCAACTTAATTATCATAGAAGTAATATTTCTAATTGCTGTAATGGTTTAGTAAAAACCGCATATAATTATATTTGGAGGTATAAAAATGAATGAATTAAATGACAAATCCCCGATGCCACAAGGTAAATTTAAGGGGCAACCGATGGAAAACGTACCGTATTGGCATTTGCTTTGGTTGGACGGAAAACCGTTTTGTAACCGGGACGTCCAAAAGTATATAGACGAAAACCGGGACGTTTTGGAATTGGAAAAAAAGCGGGATAAATACCGCAATGAGAGCGAAAACAGTAATTAACGATTTAATATTTAAGGTTATGCAAAAATTTGATTTGAAAGATGTTTGTTTCTTTGATTGTGAAACAACCGGGGTTCCGGCAAAGGGTTTGAAATGGGATGCGGATTTTGAGCAATTCCCGCACGTCGTCCAATTGGCGTGGTCGTTGGGCGATAAGGAAAAAAGTTATATTATCAAACCCGATAATTACGAGATACCCCCGGAAACAACCGCAATTCATGGTATAACAACCGAACGGGCAATTGCCGAGGGCGTGCCGTTTGCCGAGGTTGTGGACGAATTTTTAGCGGATGCCAACGCCGCCCCGCTTGTATGTGCGCACAACATTTACTTTGATAGTTCAATGTTAAAAGCAAACGTTTTGCGCTATTGTGGACGGGAATATTACGACGCACATGTTGAGGACGCATTACATAAGGGTAAACGCATTGATACAATGATGAAAACAATTAAGTTTGTCGGCGCATTGTATTCAAACGGGCGACCGGGAAAATATCCCAAATTAGAGGAATTATATAGTAAGTTATTCCCCGGCGAAACATTCCCGGCGCATGACGCATTAGAGGATATAAGGGCGTTGCGCCGTTGCGTCCCGGAATTGGTTAATTTGGGGATTATTGAGTTAGCGCAAAAGGAATACCCGGCGGAACAACTCAAAGCCCAATTTGAGCCGGAAAAGCCCAAAGGCGGGCGCAATATTGAGTTCCACGACCCCAACCCGGTAACGGAACCAATCGGAACCGGGGAACCCGTCCCGGAACCAACCCCGGAACCGGAACGTCCGGCGGTTCCGTCGAATAGTAAGACACGGGAATTATTGGACGAAACAGAATTTTAAGTTATAAAACCGTTCCGGGCGTATTCCCGGTAACAATCAAATAATTAAAAAATGAGCGAAGAAAAAAAAGCCGCAAACGTTATGTTGATACCAAGCGAAAAGGCGTTTGCATTGTCGAAAGTAAAGACATTAAAGGACGGCGGGTTAGACGTACATTATGAAGTTACCGAAACAATCGGTAATGAGAGTTACACGAACAAATACCACGTCGAAAGTGCAAAGGACATACACCCGGATTTGCGGGATTGTTTCGACCGTTTGCGCCCAATCATGGGACGGATTTTTAATATTACGTCCTTTCTTTCAATGGTTGAAACGTCCGATTTCAAAGCAACCAAAAAGCAAAGCGAATTATCACGGGATTTTGCCGACGAAATGTTGAAAAACATAGAGGTTCGGGGCGTGTCCTTTTCCGGTCAAGACGATAACGTAGGGGTTGTTTTAACCGGGTTGTTTGCCGTGTCTAACAATCAGAAAACCGCAATCAATTCGCCCCGCCTTAAATTCAATACGGAAACGTTCGGATTTGAGGAAGAATTAGAAGAAATTGCCGCCGACATTGAAACCGAGGTTTACGCATTTCTTTTCAAGGGCAAAAAGGCGCAATTGGAGTTGTTCGGGGCTGATGGCGAACCCGCACCGGGTTTGAGTGCCGAAAAGGTAGAGGACAACGGATTGTTCCCGAACGTTGACGACCCGGCGGACGACCCGGAACCGAACGACGAAACGGCGGAAATGTAAGAGTATGGAACCGTATTTGTTGACAGACCGGGACGAATACCAATAAATTTGCTATATTTGCAGCATGAACGGGGATAGGTTGGAGTAGCTACCAACTGAAAAGGGCAAGCCAACAGCCCGCCCCGTTTTTCTTAAATGTTGGCTTACTTATAAAGTTGGCAAATATGGAAAATTTAAAAGAAATTGGAGGATTTCCCGGATATTGTGTTGATAATACGGGAAACGTTTTTAGTGTTAAAACGGATGTTATGTTGAAACCGTGGAAAATAAACGGATATAATGCCGTTGGACTATATAGGAGCGGGAAACGATACGTTTTTTTAGTTCATAGATTAGTTGCGGCGGCTTTCATTCCGAACCCGGACAATAAACAACAAGTTGACCACATAAACGGAAATTTAACCGATAATCGGGTTTGCAATTTGCGTTGGGTTACACCAAAGGAAAATAGTAATAACCCGGTAACGGTTGATAAACTAAAGCGCATATTGAACAATAAACCGCATTACGCCGCAAAAGGATTGGCGCAATATGATTTGAACGGAAATTTGATAAAAACGTATATATCATTTGCCGAAGCAAAGAAAAGCGGATTTTTACGGAAAGGTATTTGTAAAAACTTAGATGGTAAAACAAAAAATTATAATGGTTTTGTATGGAAACGATTATTATAGACGACCGAGAAAGTTATAATTATGTTGTATCACGTGGCTATCAACCATTATTAGACATTAAGTTGTTTAAAATGGATATTCGTTTGAGGGTTGAGATACAACGGGAATTGTTCGGGCATTGTATTACGGGACGGGGTGCAAATATCATGGCGGCAAATGAACGCTTTTTTCGTTGGGTTTGGGAGCATAAGCCGCACCGATGCGAGGAATGTTTAAAGCCGTTACGGAATTATTCCGCCGTTTATTGTTCGCATATATTGACCCGTGGAGCGTTTCCCGAAATGGCGCATGATGCAAGAAATATAAATATACTATGTTTTGAACATCATTCATGTTGGGAGAATGGGGATAAAACGAAAATGCGTATATATTCCGGCAATATGAGAATGATTGAATTAATGAAAAATGAGTATGCAAATTTGGAAAGATATTGAGGGTTACAAAGGACATTATCAAATTTCTAATTATGGCAATGTTCGTTCCTTAAAAAAGGATGCGTTTCTAATGAAAGGCGGATATTTGAAAGGATATAAAATAATTAGTTTATGGAAAAATGGAACCGGGAAAATGTTCCGTGTTCATAGATTAGTTGCGGCGGCTTTCATTCCGAACCCGGACAACAAACCATGTGTTGACCATATCGACGGTGACAAATCGAAT